ATCGGTATCATCAATTATAGGAGAGTCTCAAGGTTTTGAATTGGGAACAACTGTTACCACAGAATTAATAACTGTGGCGTCAAATAAATTAGTAAAAATTAATAGAATTTCAGTAGCAAATATTGATGGAACAAATGCAGCTGATGTAACTGTAGCGGTTGATAAAGCAACAAGAACTTCAGCAGCAACAGGATCATCTGTATCTGGAGCCACTTTTAAAATAGCTAGCACTGTTTCAGTTCCAGCTGATGCGGTTTTAGTTTTATTAGACACACCTATTTATCTAGAAGAAGGTGATAAATTAGAGGGTGGAGCAAGCGCCGCTTCAGACTTAACACTTTTTGTTTCATATGAAGTTATAGACGACGCGTAGGAGGTTTTATAGGCTATGGCTAATGGCGGAATTATAGGACCAGTAAACGTAACGTCTTTTGGAAAAAATAAACAAACCGTTAAAACATCGAGTACACCAAGTTTTACTACACAACCAGGAACAAGATTAGTTAATACATTAATCGTTGCAGGTGGTGGAGGAGGTGGAGGTGGAGCCTCTCGTGCAGGTGGTGGTGGAGCAGGTGGAGCAAGAAATCTTTCAAATTTACCAACGGGTGCTGGAAATATAGGAGCAATCACTGTTGGAGGTGGTGGTGCAGGTGGTAATCCAGAAGTTGTGGGTACTAAAGGCGGTACTTCTTCAATTGTAGTTGGTGGCACAACATATTCAACCACTGGAGGTGGTGGAGGTGGTGGCGGAGGCCAACCCGATGATGATGGATTAGGAGCCGCTGGAGGTTCAGGTGGTGGTCCTGGTTCAAACGTAATTTGTAGAGCAGGTGGATCAGGTAACGAAGGTGGTTTTGATCCGCCAGAAGGAAACCCAGGTGGAACAGGATGCGTATCAGGTAAACCTCAAACCGCAGCAGGTGGTGGTGGACATGCGGCAGCAGGTAGTAATCCACCAGCTACAAACACTGGGGGTCCAGGAGGAGCAGGTACAGATTTTAGTCCAAGTTTTCCAGGAACACCAAACTGTGGAACATATGCAGGTGGTGGAGGTGGAGGTGCTGGAGGTCCTCCAGGAACAGCTGGTTCTGGTGGAACTGGTGGTGGAGGAAATGCAAGTAGTGGAGCACAATCAGGAAGAAATGCTACAACAAATACTGGTGGTGGCGGTGGAGGAACATTACAACCAGCTTCTCCAGTACAAGGTGGTAATGGTGGCTCAGGAATAGTTATCGTAAAAGAATTAGACAAGGCTTCAGGAGTTTGGAGTCTTAATGAACAGATAGATGCATTGAATGACGGCACATGGCCATTTTTCTTGCCCATTGTAGACGCAACTGTTTTAGTAGTTGCAGGTGCCGGTGGTGGTGGATTTGATAATGGAGCAGGTGGTGGAGGTGGTGGTATGATATTAGCCACAGGAGTATCTTTTGAAAAAGGTTGCGTTGCAGCCGTGATTGGAGGAGGGGGTGTCGGAGGAGCTGGAAACCCAACACCTGCAGGAACAGGCTCTGACTCAACTTTAATAGGTGGAGGAATTTCATTTACAGCAAAAGGTGGTGGTGGAGCTGCACAACCTGGAGGTTCTACACCAGAAACTGCAAAACCTGGGGGATCTGGGGGTGGAGGATCTAGAGGTGGTGGTTCAGGAACTAAAGGTTGCGCTACACAAACAGATGCACCTGGTTTTCCAGGTTCTGGTTTTGGTAATGATGGAGGAGTAAGTTCTCCAGAAGCATCTGGTGGTGGTGGAGGTGCTGGTGGAGCTGGAGGCAATGCATCGGGATCAGGACCATTTAGTAGTTCACAAGGTGGAGCTGGTGGTGCACATAAAGATGTAAATTCTTCTTTTACTCAATCTCTTCCAAACTCTGGTGATTACTCTGGTGGATCTGGCGGAGGTGGTGGAACTGAAGGAAGTCCTGGTGGTGGAGGAGCTGGAAATCCTGGAGGACCAGGACCTAGTTCTGGTGATGGTGCTGCGGGTACTGCCAATACTGGAGGAGCCGGTGGAGCAGGAGCAGGAAGTACTCCTAGAAATGGTGGTAATGGTGGTTCAGGTATCATAGTTATTGAATATCCAGGACCAGCTAAAGCTACTGGAGGAACTGTTACAACTGCATGTGGTACTACAAAACACGTAATTACTTCTGATGCAACTTTTGCGGTAACAGGTTAATAATTCTAGGAGATTGACAATTAGTTAAGATTAAAATATAAAATATAAATTTAAGGAGTAATAATATGGCACATTTCGCAGAACTAAAAGTAATGACAGATCCAACAGGATTTACGTCAGATTCACATCAAGTAGTACAAAGAGTTGTTGTGGTGGGTAATGATGTTACTACTGCAGCAGGACCATTAGGAGAAAATGATATGCACGTAGATGGAGAAACATGGTGTGTTAATTTTTTTAATGGTGGTATTTGGAAACAAACTTCTTACAATAATAATTTTAGAAAAATGTATGCAGGTATTGGAATGGTTTACGATCCTGTAAAAGATAAATTTTTAGGTTCACAACCTCACGCATCATGGTCATTAAATGATAATGATGATTGGCAAGCACCAATAACTTATCCTTCAATTGAAGAAGAAGGTGATGTTAAATATTTAATTTCATGGAACGAAACAAAATATCAAGCTGACAACACAAAAGGTTGGGAAGCTACAAAATCAGACGATACCGCGGAAACACCAACAGTATACGATTGGAATGGCACAGCTTGGGTGTCCGCATAGGAGGACACTTAAATGCCAAGAAATAAATCTGGCTCAGCAAATGGTGGTGTAATTGGAAAAACGAATAAGAGTTCGTTTGGAAAATGCACTGTTACATCCACAACATCTACTGGATCATCTACAGTTACAACACAACCAGGAACTAGGCTTGCAAGAGTTTTAGTTGTTGCAGGTGGAGGTTCTGGTGGTACTAACCAAGGTGGTGGCGGTGGAGCTGGTGGTGTAGTAGAAGTTTCTTGTGTTTCAGTGTGTGGTAATAGAGGTTATCCAGTGGTTGTTGGAGGAGGTGCATCTGGAGCAAGTCCCCCTAACAATGCAGGTAGTGCAGGTACAAATTCAACAGGTTTTTGTTTAACAGCTATTGGTGGTGGAAAAGGTGAAACTGTAAATAATTCATCACCTCCTAACCCTTCAACAGGAGGAGATGGTGGACCTGGAGGATCAGGTGGTGGTGGATCAGGAGCTTATTATCAAGTAACAGCTGGAGGACCAGGGACTCAACCTAGTCAACCTGGTTTATCGGGATCATGTGGTCATGGAAATAATGGTGCTGGAAATGCTGGGCCTGCTGGATCGACGCCATGTAAAGTTGGAGCTGGTGGTGGAGGTGGAGCTGGTGCAGCTGCATCTAATACTACTGGAGTTAGTGGTAGTGCTGGCGGTGCTGGTAGAGCAAGTAATATAACAGGTTCATGTGTAACTTACGGAGGTGGTGGAGGTGGAGCCTCTGGAGGCCCTGGAACTAGAGCACCTGGAGGATCAGGTGGTGGTGGTCAAGGAGCACTCGGATGTGCTGGAGCTTCATCAGGTTGTGCTAACACTGGTGGAGGTGGTGGAGGAGATGCTAACAATGCAGGTACATCAGGAGCAGGTGGTTCAGGTGTGGTTATTGTAAAAGAATTAAGTAAAGCAAGTGGTGTGTGGTCAATGCAAAGTCAATTTAGTGCCAAGTCTCAAGGAACATGGCCTCAAAGAGGTTTTTCATTTTCAACAGATATTTTGGTTGTTGCTGGTGGTGGAGGAGCATCATCAAATCCATCAAATGGTGGTGGCGGTGGTGGAGGTATGATTTTATTTCCTGCCGTGCCTGCACAATTTATAACAGGTGGATCATCCATACCTGTAACTATCGGAGGTGGTGGAACAGGTGGTGAAGCAAATGAAAGTGGAGCTGGTGGTCCTCAAGATGGTACAAAAGGAGTAGATTCAGAAGTAGTTTTTGGAGACATAACATTAACAGCTAAAGGTGGTGGATTAGGAATAGGTAGAGAACCTAATATTCCAAGCGCACCTGGAGGATCAGGTGGTGGAGGAGGTGGTGAAACACCAAGTCCCGCAAATGCTGCAGGAAGTTCAACACAAGCTCCATCTATGCCAAGTCCTTTACAACCTGTAGGTTTTGGAAATAGTGGTGGTGCTGGTGTTGGTCCCGACAGGGTAGCTGGTGGCGGTGGTGGAGCTGGTGGTGCTGGTTCAGGTGGATCAGGTAATCCACATGGTGGACCTGGTGGTAATGGTAAATCAGTAACACCTGTATTTGGAAGTTCTCCACAACCTTTTTATGGACCAACGAACGGGACATACGCAGGTGGTGGTGGAGGAACAGATTGTGGTAGTAACTCATCTGGTGGATCTGCTGGGCCAGGTGGTGGAGGAGCAGGTGCTGCTCCTAATAAAGGAGGTCCTTCAGGAGTGGCAGGTGGAACAAACACTGGTGGTGGCGGTGGTGGTGGCGCTGCTGGTAATACTACACCTGTAGCAAATGGTAGTGGTGGTGCTGGTGGTTCTGGAAGAGTTATTATTCAAATTCCTGCACCTCAAGCTTCAGGAAAAACTTTTTCAATCGCACCTGGTACAAACACTATAACTTCTCAACCTCCAGGAACAAAAGTAGCTACTTTCACAGTTAACGGTTCATTGACAGTAGATTAAAAATAAGATAGTTTTGTCTTCATAAAGATATGGAGAAAACATTTGAGATCAAAGATAATTTTTTAAATAGAAATTATTTTAATGAGTTACAATCAATAGTAACAGGTAATAATTTTTCTTGGTATTACCAACCGTACGACACAGAAAGTTATGAACCTAATAATATGATGTTTGCTCATTTATTATATAAAGAAGGAAACGTAAATAGTGAATGGTATAAATTTTTTAAACCCATTGCTCATTTAATATCTGAAATTGAACCATGGACTTATTTAACAAGAATTAAATTAAATTGTTATCCTAATCACAGTAAAAAAATTATTTTTAATAAACATGTAGATGATGAAACAGGCAGAGAAAATATGTTTAATGCCGTGCTTCATATGAATACTTGTAATGGAGAAACTATTTTAATAGACAATAAACAAGAAATTAAAATTAAATCTAGAGAAAATAAATTAATTGTTTTTGATAATTCTATTGAACATTACGGAACAAGTCAAACAGACACACATTTAAGAATTTTAATTAATTTTAGTTTTATAAGAGAATGAACTTAACAAATTATTATTGGTATTTTCAATCAGCAGTTCCTGCTAGAATTTGTGATGAGATAGTTAAATATGGAAAATCTATTTCTGATCAAATGGCTGTTACTGGTGGATATGGTCAAGGTAGAAATTTAAATCAAAAACAAATAAAAGATTTAAAACAAAAAAGAGATTCTAATATTGTTTGGATGAATGATAGATGGATTTATAAAGAAATACAGCCATATGTTCATCAAGCGAATAAAAATGCAGGTTGGAACTTTCAATGGGATTTTTCTGAATCTTGTCAATTTACAAAATATGAAAAGGGACAGTTTTATGATTGGCACTGTGATGGTTGGGATACACCTTATACTAAAGAACATCCAAATGATCCGTCTAATGGTAAAATAAGAAAGTTATCTGTGACCGTAAGTTTATCAGACCCTAAAGACTATAAAGGTGGTGAGCTAGAATTTGATTTTAGAAATCAAGATCCAGATAAAAAACCTAATATTAGAAAATGCACAGAAATATTACCAAAAGGATCTTTAGTTGTATTTCCTGGTTTTGTTTGGCATAGAGTATGCCCAGTTAAAAAAGGATCTAGATATAGTTTAGTTATTTGGAATTTAGGGTGGCCATATAAATGAGTTTTCCAAAACAATTACAATTAGAAGAATATTTTAAATGTCCTATTTGGTTTGCAGACGAACCCAAATTTGTAAAAAAATTAAACAAAGCATCTGACAAATACATAAAAGAATCACAAAAAAATTTAAAAAAACAAATAGATGAACGAAGTAAAAAGTTTGGTGACAAAGGAGATATGGGTCATGTATTTCATTCAACAACATTAATTAATGATCCTAAATTTAAAGAACTACAAGATTATGTAGGTGCTACATCATATAATCTATTAGTTGAAATGGGATTTGATTTAACTAATTTTGAAATATTTACCACAGAAATGTGGGTGCAGGAGTTTGCTAAAAAAGGTGGTGGGCACCATACATTGCATACACATTGGAATGGTCACATGTCTGGTTTTTATTTTTTAAAAGCAAGTGAAAAAACATCGATGCCAATGTTTGAAGATCCTAGACCAGGTAATGTTATGAATCTTTTACCAGAAAAAGATAAATCAAAAGTCACATATGCAAGTTCGCAAATTCATTATAAAGTTCAACCAGGCAGAATGATATTTTTTCCATCTTATATGCCACATCAATATATTGTTGATATGGGGTATGAACCATTTAGGTTTATACATTGGAACTGTCAAGCGATACCAAAAGGAGTTTTAAATGTCGTTCAAAAAAAATAAATATAGTGTTTTAAAAAATGCAATATCAAAAGAGCTAGCAAATTTTGTATATAATTATTTTAAAAATAAAAGAAATGTAGCAAAGGTATTATTTGATTCTAGATATATATCACCGTTTACAGAGTATTGGGGTATATGGAATGATGAACAAGTTCCAAATACATATTCACACTATAGTGATATTGCAATGGAGACTTTATTACAACAAGTAAAACCTGTTATGGAAAAACATACAGGATTAAAATTATCAGAAACATATTCGTATGCTAGAATTTATAAAAAAGGAGATGTATTAGCTAGACACAAAGATAGATATTCTTGTGAAATATCTACTACATTAAACTTAGGTGGTGATGACTGGCCAATATATTTAGACCCAACAGGGGGTAATAATAAAGCAGGTGTTAAAGTGAAATTAAATCCAGGTGATATGTTAATATATTCTGGATGTGATTTAGAGCATTGGCGAGAAGAATTTACAGGCAAGGATTGCGGACAAGTATTTCTACATTATAATAGAGCCAACTCTAAAATGGCAAAAGAAAACGCATTAGACAAAAGACCTTTATTAGGTTTACCAGCTTGGTTTAAAGGAACTAAGTTGACTACATCCAAAAAATAGTCTATAAAATAGACTGGTACGGGGGCACCACCACACCACACCCCCGTGCTTTTAGTCTGTTAAATAAGTAATAAATTTGCTATATATGGATTTATTATGTTACAAAAGATAGGTTTTCTACCAGGTTTTAATAAGCAAATTACAGAAACCACAGCTGAAGGACAATGGGTTGATGGTGATAATGTAAGATTTAGATATGGTACACCTCAAAAAATAGGTGGGTGGTCACAATTAGGTGAAAATAAATTAACCGGAGCTGCAAGAGCTTTATTTCATTTAGTTAATAAGTCTGGAAATAAATTTTCTATCATAGGCACAAACAGAATTTTATACGCTTATACAGGAGGTGTGTTCTACGACATACACCCTATTAAAACAACAACTACCCTAACAAATGCTTTTAGTACAACAAATGGTTCTGCTGTTGTTACATTAACTTTTAGTACAGATCACAATATAACTGCAAATGATATTATATTATTAGATAATTTTTCTACAATTACAGGTTCTAATTTTTCAGCATCGGATTTTGATGATAAAAAATTTATGGTCACATCTGTGCCATCGGCTACTACATTAACTATTACAATGTCTTCAAATGAGTCTGGTAGTGGTGCTACAACATCTGGGGGTATAAGAGTAAGACACTACTACCCAGTGGGTCCAGCAGAACAATTACCTGGTTTTGGTTGGGGATTAGGTCAATGGAGTGGTACGGTTTCAGGAGAAGCAACTACTACTTTAGTTAGCAGTATTAATGCGTCTCAAACAACTGGTATTGAATTAACAGATGCTTCTCAATTTCCAACTTCAGGTACAAATCATGTTCAAATAGGAACCGAAGAAATATCTTATACGGGTATTTCATCAAATATTTTAACTGGTGTAACAAGGGGTGTTAGAAATACCACAGCTGCTATTCATAATGCCGGGGTTACGATTACTAACTCTTCTGATTATGTAGCATGGGGTGAAGCAGCATCAGGTGACTTAGTAATTGATCCAGGTATGTGGAGCATTGATGGTTTTGGAAGTAAAGTAATTGCACTTATACATAATGCACAGGTGTTTGAATGGGATGCAGATGCAACAAACGCTTTAACCAATAGAGCAACAATTATATCTGGTGCACCAACTGCATCAAGAGATATGTTGGTATCTACACCGGACCGTCACTTAGTATTTTTTGGAACAGAAACAACCATAGGAACACCAAGCACACAAGATGAAATGTTTATACGATTCTCTGATCAAGAGGATATAAATACATATACACCTACAGCAACTAATACAGCAGGTACCCAAAGGCTATCTGATGGTTCTAAAATTGTTGGAGCTGTTAGAGGTAGAGATGCAATCTACATATGGTCAGATACATCTTTATTTACAATGCGTTTTGTTGGTGCCCCATTTACTTTTGGTTTTGCACAAGTTGGAACTAACTGTGGACTAATAGGACAGAACGCTGCGTTAGAGGTAGATGGTGCTGCATATTGGATGTCAGAAAATGGATTTTTTAAATACTCTGGTAATTTAGAAACTATGATGTGTTTGGTAGAAGATTTTGTTTATGATGATTTAAATACAACTGCAGGACAGTTAGTAAATGTGGGATTAAATAATTTATTTGGAGAAATAACTTGGTTCTATTGTACAGAGGGTTCCACTATTATTAACAGATGTGTAACGTATAATTACATAGACTCAAGACCACAAAGACCTGTTTGGACAACAGGAACACTGGCACGGGGAACATGGCAAGATTCGTCTGTATTTGGTTTACCACATGCAACAGAGTATGATGCAAGTAGTAATACATCTTATGATGTTGTTGGAAACACAGATGGATGCACAACATATTACGAACATGAAAAAGGTACAGACCAAGTTTCAGGAGGATCTGTAACAGCAATCACTGCTAATATTTCTTCAGGAGATTTTGATATTACTCAAAGAATTATAAGAGGAGCAATGACAAATTTAGGAGATATTAGAGGTGATGGTGAAAACATTATGAAGATAAGAAGATTTATACCTGACTTTGTATCACAAACAGGCAACACACAAATTACTTTAAATTTAAAAAATTATCCAAATGATACAGCAGCTAGTTCATCTCTTGGTCCGTTTACTATTAGTTCATCAACTAAAAAAGTAGACACTAGAGCAAGAGCTAGAGCCATATCTTTAAAAGTAGCAAACACTGCAGCTAGTCAAGATTGGAAACTAGGTACATTTAGATTAGATATACAAGCAGATGGTAGAAGATAATGGCTAAAATAGTTCAAATATTAACAAGACCGAGTGATGAATACTCTAAGCAAGTAGCAGATTCGCAAGTTAGAGATTTAGATGCTGTTATACAAAAATTAAATACAACATATCAACAAGATTTAAAGGATGAGGTAGAAGCACAAAACTTCTTTTTAAATTAATGGCAAATACTTTTACAAATAAAAAAGCAGATTTAACTACAACTAATTTAACCACTGTTTATACAGTTCCAACAGCCACTACAGCTATAATAAAATCTATTCTTGTGTCTGAGGACGCAGGATCAGGCACAACAATTGACGTGACTTTAGTAGATTCTTCTAGTAATATATTCAGTCTATTTAAAGCTAAAGCTGTAAGTTCAAATACAACAGTAGAATTACTGACTCAGCCACTTGTATTAGAAGAAAGCGAGGTTTTAAAAGTCCAGGCTGCTGAGGCTAATGAATTGCATGTAATTGCATCTATATTAGAAGTAAAACCAAGAGAGGTAACAACATAGTGAAAGTTATAGAACCAAAAGAAATAATAGAAACAATCAGTAATATTAAAACTGGAGAGGTATACAAAAACGATGAAGAGTGGAAATCAAAAGATATACCTGAAGAAGATATTAGAAGAGACGTTAAGGTAATTATGCCTAGTCTTGATTTATTTGGAGAAACAAAATAATGGCATTAAGTCCGTACGATCAACAAGTATATGATGCAGGGTTTAAATTTATACCTCAAACTCAATACTTACAGAATCCATTTGTAATACCACAAGACGATACCAGCACAACTGATCCTAATACTGGTATAGCCACACTACCAATGGGTAGTGGTGGTGGAGGTGGAGATGGTATTCGAAGTTATGAACAATTTACCCCTGATTTTAATAGACGTGGTGTATTTGCAGATCCAAAAGAATATGGACCAGGTGGTATGTATGAAGTTAATCCTGCTGCATTAGGTTTTGAATTTGGTCCACAAGGACAGGTTATGAGAGCGGGTCCTGGAGAAGATTTACAAGGTCAATTAGGTCCAACAACTACAAACCCTCGTTTATTTGGTTCTTCATTAGATCGGGCAATGTTTAGAGTTGCAGGAATACCTGCAAGAGAAATAGCAGACATGTACGATGCAAGAATGCAAAACATACCTGGTCAAGGTTTTAGAAATTTTTTAAAAAATTTTACAGGAGCACAATCTAATTTTAAAGTAGCTAGAGCCCCAGGAACATTACAAGATATAATGGGAAAAATACCTAGTCTGACTGGTATACTATCTGCTATAGGCGGAAATGTGGACAGAAGTGATACAGCTAGATATGCAGTAGATGATGCAGGATATGGCACAGGAACACAAAGAGATCAGTTTGGTGTGTTTACTGGTGGTAAAACTTTACTTGGTAAAACTGCTAATTATACAGAGCGTATGAAAAATGAAATAGCAGACATAGCTAAAAACTTTGGATACAGCGAAGAAGATTTATTAGGTTTAGATCCTAATACTTTAGCAGCTTTAGGAGCAAGAAATAAATTTAGACAAACTCAAGTAATAGATTATGTTAATAAATTAAGAGCTAAGGATATAGAAACTGCCTATAAAGATGCAGTAAGAAAACAAGAATTTATAGACTCTGGAAGAAGAGATGAAGTTGCAGATCTTCAAAACAGAATTGATAGAGGAGATTTTGATTCAACATCTAGTATACCTGATAGAGACAGAGGAAATGTTACAACAGCTTCTGCCGCTAAAACATCTAAAGTAGGTGGCGGTGGATATACTAAATCTGACTCTGCTAGAGAGTCTAGAAGAGGTGGCCAATATGGATTTATGGATGGTGGCATAGTAGATATGCTAGAAATATATGATTGATTATAGGAGAAAAAGACAATAAAAAGGTAAGATTATGGCAATTTCAAGAATGAATATGGAAAGACAAATGCGTAATATGGGTGGTATTATGGGTCTCGAAGACCAGAGACAAGGATATTTCTTAGGTAAACTAGTTAAAAAAATAACTAAACCAATTAAAAAAATTGTTAAATCACCGTTAGGTAAGTTAGCTTTACTAGGTGGTCTAGGTGCATACGCAGGAGGACTAGGTCCTTTTGCTAAATTAAAAGGTGCTGGTTTTGCAAAAGGTTTAGGTGGTGGTTTATCAAGTCTGTTTGGAACAGGTGGGAAACTTAGTACCATAGGAGATATTTTTAGAGTCGGTGGTGAAGCAGGTGCAGATATTAGTGCACTAAGAGTATTAGGTGGACTCGGTATTGGTGGATCTTTAGCTGCACCATTCTTAATGGGTGGTGAAGAAGAAGAAGTTGACGAAGGCACACCATTTACAATGGCACAGCCTGA